GCCACCCATCTCTAGAGTCCCGATTGGAGGAATACTTTCAGATGTTCCTGCTTTATCAGGATTCGGAGAGGTTAGCACGTTGTAGATGAATAGTGACTTTAATTTTTCATCACTATCTTGGTCGACAAGGATTTCTCCACGTCCTTTGCTTAAGATATATTCCCTCAGGTCGTCGATTTCCGTTAACGGGAATGAACTTGTGTAGGCTTCTGTTACTGTTCCTTGTGTGATGTTTTCTGTAGCTCCTTGCAATGTTATCTCATTCCCCATTGAGCCTTGAAACGACCTTGCAAATACATATCGATAGCCTTCTATTAGCTTTATCACTTTCTTATTAGCTTCATCGGTCACGATTGTGTATAAATTGGCTTCTGGCATCTGCATATACACATCGTTTGAGTCAATCTTGAATCTTATTTTTTTTATGTTTTTTAAGTCGATGTCAGTGCCTGTAAATGTGATTTCGGGCGCGCTAGTGCATCTCAATCCATTCCAGTCTATATCAATTACACCTTTAAACATTCCTGTTACTATAGTCGTCGCATTCTGAACTACACTGCCGCCCATTACATAGAACCGTTCTTCCTGCTTGTTGGCATAGTAGTTTTTGAAAACGTCATAGTATGCTAGGATTGGCACGATATTGTATAGATGGCCGCTTGTCGCTATTGGTGTGTTTTTTGGAAACTTTCTGACGCCCATGTATTCCAATATACTTGCTTTCCCGCTTCTGTAGTTTGGCATCCACATTCTAGCTTTTGGCAGCTTTACCTTACTCATATCTAATCCGATATTGAGTGTGTTGTTGTGCAACATCGCGTTGTATAATCTGATAGGACATGTGAACACATCTGCTTGGAACTTGAAGTTCC